GGAGTAGTACCTCGAGGATTAAATGAAAACTGTCCTATATCTTTACTGTAATCTCCTACTGCGGTGTTACTATTTGTATAAGACATAACAGTTTGATTTATTCCCGCCGTGGTAGTCGTTACCCTATCAAGTGTAGCGTTGCTTGTAAATGTATACGTTAATGTATCGGTTGTTTTTCGTGTGGCAGTGCAAGTCAATGACGTATCGTCGCCTGCTGCCGGTGCCGGACTTGAACTCGTATTGTACTTTTGGCAAATAATAGAAAATCCGTAATCCTCATAGGTTATTTGTGGACTTCCGGCCGTTGCCTTATTTTCTTGCTGATAAAAGTAGTCTTGTACATAGGATTGATTACTGAAGTTCTGATATATGGCTGCCAATGCCGCAGTATTAATCCTCGCCTGCGTTACTCTTTCCGGCTCACTAATAATATTGTTAGGTGTCGAACCGTTTGTTCCGCGATTAGGTGCAATAATTGTCCCACTTCCTATCGTTGCCCAAGCCGCATTATAGGTGCAATAATCCACCAAATTGACGTTATTGTAGGTCGCTATATCAGTTTTCACGCCGTTCAATGTTTCGCATTTTACGATCGTACCTTTTATATAAATTGCCGAGCCATTTGCCCTTGCTCCCGTCCTAGTAACCCCACTCGCCACCCATTGTACTGGGTTGCTATAAGTAATTGACCAAGACCTCAATTCGTGACTTATAACTTTTGCCGGCCATACCTTTTCGCTGCCGAAGTAAATCTCCGATACAGGTTGGTTGCCCAACTTTATGGCGTTTATATTTTCGAGGTTTATTGCACTCATAGTTAAGGCGTTAAAATGTAAAGAGTATTATTGTCCGGCGTACTCGGCATAGCAGTAACTACCTTTATTTCTTTTATGTCTTTGGCTACTACAGCAAAAGTGTCATTAGCTCCAATGTGGCTCGCCTTTATACCATTTGTTTCGTCAAGCTCTAAACGGGCATTGCCGTACTGCATCTTCATCCCATCATCTAAATCGATGTAGAGATATTTGTTGCTGGCCCATTGACTTTTAAAGCCGTCCGACGCCACTTCTGTAAATCCACTCACCGAATAGACGATGGCATTGCCACTCTTTGCGTTCGAGGCGAGAGTAAAGCTCACTGAATTGCCGTGTGACATCAGCTCGTATGAATAGTATAGTTTCAATGTCGAATTAACGCCTTTCGGTAATGAAATTGTTTTAGCTGGCGTAGTGATGCTTCCCTGGCCATTAAACATTCCGTTGCTTATCAAAATCCCTCCAAACTCAAGCGCCCAGTAAACAGTGGCGTCAGTGTCATTCGCCTCGCTGGCGTTTGTTGTCAATCCTATCGTCAACGCCGGCACTGTCACCTGATTATACTCCAGCGTAGGGCTGACCATTGCGAGCGTGCTCTCTCCGTCACCGGTGTCAGTGATAGGGTTGCTTCCGGTGTGCGTGTGGGAGTGCGTCTTTGACGAGCTCGCTATGTCGTAGGTATTGCTCCCGCCGCCCGCGAGAGGCGAAAGGTTGCCGCTGTGGATTTTTAACTTCTCTACGTTATTCTTATACGATGATATGCGATCGCCGATAGCCTCGATTCTGCCTCCGTTAACTTCTTGCGTCTGCAGGGTGTCGATGACGGCATTTTCGATCAACGTCTTTTTTATGTAGGCGATTTTTGTTGCCACAAAGTCGAATTGGCTACCGGCTTTCCATTTCGTTCCCAGGAGCGTGGGGGGTGTACCGGCCGCAGTGGCCGTGTGCGTTTCGGTACACGCGTAAAAACTGCCGTCATAGACGACGATGTCCTGATATTCGTCGCCCGCCCTCGGGTTGCCACCCTCATAACGACGCCCTGCCTGCCATTCGGTAACGCCTCTCAGAGGGCAGCCGTTCATTCCGTCTTCGCCGGAAGCGGCGTCTATTGCCCAGTGGTCGGTATTGGTAGGTGGTTCCGTAGACCCGGTCGTGGTGTCTTTTATGCATCTGTATGTTGATCCTTGATAGGTCACTATGTCTCCGATGTAATATCGATTCGTCGGTACAAACCCCCCGCGATAACATCCGATCACGCTCTCGTCTCCGGACGGGCTTTGCACAATTGTACCCTTGATCTTAAGTTTGCCGTCTCCATCACTGTTCCAGTCAAGAAAAGTATTAGCGTCTCCGATTCGAGCCTTTTTTGTTAAAAAATCAATATATTGCTGCCCGTCTGAAGATAGGAATTTGTATGCGGTTAATCGTCCGGGAGTAATTTCCGTATAGCCGTTCCACTTTGTTACCACGCGTTCCTCTCCTTGCAGTATGCCGATAGTGGCATATAACAAATGGTAATGGTCAGGATCGGCATCATACGCTATCGCGCTCTCCGATGCCACAAAGGTCGCGGTGTTGCTGCTCTTTGACGCCTTGATGTAAAGATAGTATGATTTGTCCGTCTGCAGGGCGAAGGTCAGTGCCGATACCGACCAGCGTAGGTATTCGCCCGCTGCTCTATTCGGCTGGACGGCGTCGATCCCGATGGTGTGGTGCTTGATGAACGCCGCGGGTGCGGTCAGCTGCGAAGCCGTCACGTCAAGGGCGTGATCCACCACCGTGTCGTTAGTCAGGGAGGTGATGAAGTCATACTGCAGGCTCTCCGCTCCGAATATGGCCTGCATGGTATTGACCGCTATCGGCGATATGGTATTGCTAAACTCCTTGAGCAAGGCCTCCTCTATCATCGCCTGTGACACCTTTGCATCGCGCCAGCGGCGTTGCGCGTACTCGCGGACGCTCTTGGCTGCGTTTTCCGCTCTGACCTCGTCGGCATCATATTTTGCCAGCTCCGACGAAAAGCCCACACTGCAGGTGGTATTACTCAGCTCTATTTCCGGCGCATAGGGATCATTGATGAAATCTTTAATTCCGATTATTCGTATCAATTGTGGCGTCTGTAAAAATTGATCGTCACTGAACCTGACGTAACCGCCGAGTTTTATCTTAGGGCCGATAGCTCCCCAATTATCGCGGGCATATTGCTTTTGTAATTTACCGGTAAAACTAAAGCGTGGAGTCTCATTGTCATACAGCCATCTTATCGCTTCCCTCATCATTCGCCACGACGCTCCGGTCTTCGTGGCATCGTTACAAATGTAACCGGCAGGGAGTGTAATGCCGAAAACTCTCAACGTGTCTCCGACGGCAGGTGTATAGTTTGTCGCCGGATCCGGCATCAGCACTCCGTCAAGCTCTGCCGGTATAATCGGCAATCTCCATCCGACAAAGGTAGCGCCCTCTAAAACCTTTTCAGCTTTGATCACTCCGGCATCGTCGGTGTGGAGGTCAAACTCACGCCCCGCCAGCATGCCGCTTTGAAAGATGATAGTAGGGTGCTCTCCTATGATGCAAAGCGTGTCGCTGTCGTAGGGTATGTTTTCCGGAGCATCAATCACCACGTCATAAAAGTGCTTCGCCTCATCTACCAAGATTACATTTGTAACGGTGTGCAATTCGCTTGGGTAGTGGTGCGTGCAGTCGATAACATTTTCCATTTTAGACTGCAGCTCTTTGTCGGCTCGCTTTATAAATTGGCCGTTTGCATCGCTTGTGTACCTCCGGGCATTAGCTGATACATATCCCTGCTCATCTTCAAACTTCGATCCGTCATAACGGATTTGTTTGTTAAGTGGAAGGTGCAGTGTTTTTTTGCCGTAGGTGCTCCGGTCGATATTTCTCTCACCGCCCTGAACGTATAAAATCTCTATCGCATCCGTCTGATCGTAATTTGCGCGCCCTGTGCCGGGTTCTATGCCATTACCCGCACCATAACTAAGCTGTAATGCTGAGGCCACACTTTTATTATATTCAACCCTGCCAATTCTTAAAGTCGTGTCGTCGATTTCCCACTCCGTGCCAAACTCGTCCGCTATCATTTGGAGCGCTTCGTAAAGTGTCGTATAGCTGAATGCTATTGTGCGAGCCTCTGCGTCAAGTGTCGTATTGTCAACGCTCCATACTCCGGCCCCCTCGCGATTGTTTAGGTTGGCCACAATCATCTGAGCGAACTCGATAGGTCTCGCGTGCATGTCAAATTCGAGTCGATTGTCAACCGGATTGTAAAGCCTATAATTTTTCAACCGCGCTTGCGGAGCATCGAGTATAAGAGTGTATCTATAATTGCGTGTGCCATTCTTTACAAAAGTCGCCGGGCGCCTCAGCGTGTATCTTTCTCCTTGATAGTCGATATATGCCCCTACCGGTATATCTTCAAAATCGGGAAGGTCAAAAATCAGCGTTATCGAGTTATCGCCCATAATAGTGCAATAACGATATGCCGAGTCATCCGGTTGAATTAATTTAGTGCCATTATTATATTTCAACTCTATCATCTATCACTCTCCTGCGTATCCTCTGTATTGCTCCAGCTCGATGTCAAATTCAAGCCATAATCGGTTATTTGACAAATAGCAATTTCTGACGGCCCCTTTTTTATAATATACTTGGAACTGTACAATGCTTTTTCGTTTGGCCGTCAAAACATGCGATCCTGGCCCTGTTATGTGGGCCAGAAAAGCATAATATGAATTTACGGTGTTAGATATCGACTGACTAATACGAAGTCTTAAAACGCAGCTTTTTGATGCTAATTTAAGCCCTCCTGAAATGTCATATTTTTGGCCGGCGGCAAAGGCACTTTTTACGGTCAAATTCTGTTTGAACTTCGACGGCGCGAACACGCTGTCACCGGTGCCTTCCAACACGTCGATACCATAATTGCCTAAAGGTACGCCGTCAAATTTATAATCATAGTCGATGCCTCCCGCCATCGATATGCCACTGTAGCTTGGCATGTCTTCAATAAAGGACACTTTTAATATATAAGCGTAACCTATTTGTTCAAAAGCGTAAGCAGCGGCTCGTGCAGAGATGCTTAAAGGTGTGCCGGTCATGCCTAAGATATGAGCGCCGTTATTGGATTCTATTACTGATATTATCGAATTCAGAACGGTGGTACTTGGTGCGTGAATACGCACGTCGAATGACCGGGCATCCAAACAAAAAGTAGCGAGGTCAGGGTCGATACCATTGATTTCAGGCCAATCGGTAAAGTCTACATTTTTAGCAGTCGGTGGCTCAAGTAATCCGGCTAAAGTGCCCTCTACGGTGCCACAATTGTAACCCTCCCAAATGTCAATGCCGTCTATAGTTAAACTAATCATCTTGCTATTGTTAAACCTTTTGTCAGTATAGTGCTTATGTCATTGCGCATTGCTTTAATGTCGCCGCGCATTGCTCCGGTGTCACCCTCTATGTTAGTTACCTTTACCAAGAGCTGTGAGTTGATTTCGCGCAGCATCCTTACATTTTCATTCATAGCGTAGGTGTGGTTCGCCACATTCGTCATAATGGCGTTATTTGTGTCAACGCTTTCCTGACTTGCGGTAATGCCTGTACGTGTTACGCTTTGTCTCGGCCCAGATGACGCCCCCAACCCTGTTATCTCGGCCAACTGCCTGTTTTTCTCCTCGATGCTATTCCACAATACTAAATAGTCGCCTTTTAATGACTCAATCTCTGATGCTGTCAATCCGTCATCATCGTCGGCTAATTGTGCGAATTGCTCATACCACTTGCGCATCTCTGAATTAGCGAAAAGCTTAAGCGATGACTCAACAGCGCCACTCATCATGTCTTCAAAAACATCACCCGCTTTTTTGCTGCCGTCTTTTATGCCTGAGATTACGCCCTCAACTATTCCGTCATATGTACTGCCAGTCAGTGCCTCTCTCACACGTTCCTGATAATCTATTGCGGAATCCTGCAGCTGCTCAGCCTCTTGGCGTGCCGCCCTCAATTTTTCAAAAAGAACGGTAGCGCTTTCGGATAATACGCCCATTGCATATAATTTTTCAATTTCTGCAAATGTTTTGCTGCCTATAATCTCATCACGTGTTTTTATCTTAGTGCCTCCGAAGATGCCCTTTTTCTCGTAAAACACGGTGTAAGTCTCTTTTTGCAACTCGCGCATCAACGCCTGTGCGTCCTTTGTCGCTGTGGCCATCTGCCTTTCAAGTTCTTTGCCCTCACGCTGCATCCATTTAAGCGTGCTTTCGCCTATCTTCTGCGCCCACTGGTAGCGCTCTCTGTATAGCTTGTTTAAGTCCATAGCGAGGGTGCGCGCCTTAAGCGCATAGTTATCATGCGCTTTGTTAATTTCGGCTTGCGCCCCTGTGATCTGCTTCAAGACGTTGAGGCCTCCGCTAAGTACTCCTCCTATGACAGCCCCTGCCGGGCCACCAAGCATCATGCCCGTTGTGGCTCCTGATCCGGCGGCGCTTAGAGCTTCCGACGCTCCTGATAGTATCTTACCCGCTTTTTCAAGTCCGGTATTGCCCGTGCTTTTGCCAATGTTCTGCAAACTTTGGCCTAAGTCGTCAACGGCGCCGTCTATGGCGTTAAGCTGTGAGCGGAGCATCTCTAAAGCGGCGTTAGCCTCGGCCATGTTACCCGCTTTGAGCTCCTGCATCATCTTTTTCCAAGACGCTCCTATCTTGGTGAAGACGTTACCGAATTTATCTCCCTCACTCTTTAATGAACCTAATATCTTTTTCAGCTCGGCGAGTTGATCTTTGCTCATCCTCAAAGACGCGAGCTGCTCGGCGCTGATACCAAATTTAATCAGCCCCTCTCCGGTGTCAGCGTCGCTCAGCCCTGTGTCTTCGATAAATGCTATAAATTCTTCTAAGGCTTTTGTCAGCTCTTTGATCGTCTCGGCCCCGAGGACGCCGAGGTCTTTGAAGATTGCCTCAAAAAGAGAATTTTCTTTCAATGCCGCATAGTCCAGCTCCGCGAGCGACTCTTCCATTTTCTTGCGGGCCACTGCGGCCTGCTCCGTGGCCCCTAATTTCTCTAAATCGGCAATTTCTTTTGTGTATCTCTCCGTCAGCTCTTTGCGTTTGTCCTGATAGGTAGCATATTCATCCAGCAGCGCTTTTTGGGCTTGCTGGACGGTGTTAATCCACTTACTTAATGCCTCACCCTCCATTATATCTATCGGCGAAAAGTCCGGAGTAACTCCGGCATCGGCCGCGAGGTCTGTCAGCTCTTTGCGCTTTGCCGCAAGCTCCGCTATTGTCTGGTCATAATCAGCTTTAGCTTTAATAAGGGAGGCGTTGTATGCCGTCACACCTTGCGCCATTTGCTCTGAGGTCGCACTGATAATTGCGCTGTCGGCTTGCTGCATCAACTCTGCGAGCTTTTCGTTGTATTTGTCCGTTGCCTTAGCTACATCTTCGATGCTTTTGTCTTGCGCTTTTTGCACTGCCTCGAGTTTGACGCCATACGCCGCCTCATACAATTCAGCATAAACGTTATATGCCGAGTCCATATTTGATTTAGCTCCTTTGACCAACTCCACCGAAGCCGAGCCCCTGTCCATTTCGTCATACACTTTTTTTGCAGCGAGCCATGCCTTACGTGCCGCCTCAAGCTCCTGCGTCATGGATGTGGACACTTCTGTGGCCTGCTTGTTTAACCCCTGCAGCTCTGTTTGATACCCTTTTGCAAACTCGTTAAAATCTTTATTCGCCAAATAAAGCTCATATTGCGTTTTTTTGAAATCCCAAATAGCGCTATATAGTGTGCCTGATTTACGCCCTGTTAAATCCTTATCGGTATATAAAGTATATTGCCTTGCAAACTCATCATATATGTCTTTTGCGTTGAGGCGCTTGCTGAATTTAGTCACATAGTCGCGCATCGCTCTCGAAAAGCGCCCTTGCTGCTCGGCTGTCATATCTTCAGATACCTGTTGCATCGCTCCCCATAATGACGCTTGAGCGTCGGTGTGTGCGGCCTCTTTGTCACCGGTCATCAACTGCTTTGTTTCCGCGAGATATTTATTGTTGATGCTGACGGTCAATTTTTTATACGCGTCATCTAACTTCTTGACTTTATCCGTCTCAGTCAAAAGATTGTCGAGGTAGTCTCCGTATTTGGCATTGATAGCCTCGATTGCCTCCTTACGCTGTGTTTTGGAGGCCTTTTCATTTTTCGCTATTCTGAAAAGTCGGTCGAGTGCGCGGCTCTCCTCATCAAGAGCAGCTGCAGCGGCCCCCGCATTCTTTAAAGTCTCTTTTTGTTTTCGGTTGAAAGTAGTAAGGGCCACGGTCACACCAATTAACACCGATGCCAGAAGGAGATAGGGATTTTTGGAACTCACCAAATTAAACATCTCCTGAGCGCGTGCCGCACCTTTGATGCCTTTCGTTAGGTCAAATACCAGCTTTACCTCCTGTGCCAAAGTGTTTATCTTTCTGGACGCTGCCGCCGCTATGAGTGCTCCCTTGTAAACGCCCACGGCTGCTACCGTGCCCATAATGGCCTTAGCCAGCAACTCGTAATGCTCGACCATCCAAGCCACTGCATTGATGCTGCCTTTCAGTACACCCTCTGTACGAGTGCCCATATTATTAAGCATCATATCAATTTGGTCACGCAAGTTACTTGTAGCGCCCTTCAAAGTGCCTGATACGGCCTCCATAAGACCTGCAAACTTGCCGCCCTCGTCGGTCATGCCCTCGATAGCCTTTTTGATATGTTCAAATCCCACTTTGCCCTCGGACACCAATTCGGTGACTTTATCTTTTGCCACGCCGAACTGCTTTGCCAGCTCTTCCGCTATCGGTATGCCTCGTCCCATGAATTGGCGCATGTCCGTTGCGAAAACGCGCCCCTGCACCATGGTAGTGCCGTATAAATAAATCAGGTCATTCAAAGGAATTGAAAGCCCGGAAGCAATATCACCTAATCGTAAAAGCGTGTCGTTGACCGTCTCCGCGCTTTCGCCATACGCTATCAACGATGTAGCACCCTTTGCCACCTCCTGTAATTGAAACGGTGTAGTTGCCGCTGTGTGCGTCAGCTCGCCCATGAGATTAGTTGCTTTTGCCTGATCTCCGAGGATGGTACTCAAGCTCACCTCGATCGCCTGATACTCACCACGGATCTTTATAAGCTCCCTTGTAAATGCCGCAATGCTGGTGACGGCGAATACTGCAGCTATGCGTTCTCCCAATTTGTCGAAGGTGTTCTGTAGCATCTTTTCGCCCTCAGCCGCTACAGACTTCTGCATGTCACTCGCGCAGCGTTTGACCTTATTTGCACCGATCTCGAATTTATCTGTCTGCATCATAGCAGCAAATACAACCGGATCATTATAGTTGTCAGGCATTAAAAAATAACTCCCTTAATTTCTGTTGGTTTTTAGGATCGTCTCCGTTGATTTTCTCATCGTCGTTGTTTTTTGCTCTATCCTTTGAGTCTTCTGTGTCATAGCCCGGCAGCGATGCGCTATATAACATGATGCTGTCAAAGGTGTAATCCAGCACCTCTTTTGGTGTCAGTCCGAAATTTTTAGCAAAACCTGCGATTAACGCCCAGATGCTGTCTGATCTGTCTCTGTCGTTTGCTCCACTTCCCTCGTTGCTCTCAGAATGTTTGCCGCGCTTAGGAAAGTGATAACACCGAAAAAACACCCCACCTCCTCCGGCGCCAGAGCCGTATCAATAACTGTGTGTGACTGCGAAGGCCGGAGGTCTAACGCCTCTTGAGCCAATTTCCTGAACTCGCTCCTTTTTTTACGGCTGCCGTCGTTAGGCCCCCTTTGTAACAGCATTAACGCCACTATGTCTCCAAGTGCTTCGCACTCCCTCGCACGGTCGATGATCATGGCTACTTTTTCCTCCCTCGTTAAGTCACTACTAAACATCGGAAGATATGATGTCATCGCAGATAATCTAATTAACGTCCGAAGTGTTATAGGCTTCACCTCGTAAGTTTCGCCGCCCACTACGATAATCTTAGGGGCATCCAGCACGGCGTCGGCCACCTGCTGCTCTATTGTTTTTGTTTTTTTCGTCATTTTTTGGAAAAAGGGCGCCGAGGCTGTTACGCATCAGACGCCCTCGGAGGTGTTAATTGAAATGAATAAAACTTAAATATGAAGAAATTATTTACAAAAAAATTAAAACTTAAGTTTTTTAGTTCTCAGGCTCCTCAGGCTCCTCAGGCTCCTCAGGCTCCTCAGGCTCCTCAGGCTCCTCAGGCTCCTCAGGCTCCTCAGGCTCCGGCTCCACCGTAGCCGTGTAAGGCTGCAAAGTCTTACCTGTAGCGGGTCTTAAACCGTCAAAGGTATATCTCATGCGTTTACCGTCAGCGGCAGAGTACAAGGTCTCAACAGATACGGTACATTTAGGCATGATGAACCCCTCAAGCGTGGTGTCTTCGGGTGTTAGTCTTACGCCATAGGTGCCTTGAACCACGCCATCGTCTTCCTGATTGTCTCCGATAGGCAGTGTCTGACCTTTCTGCACATAAAGCTCAAATGACAGCGCAAATTTTGATCTTTTGTAGATCACGTCGATGCGCTCTCCACCCTCTCCGGTAGCCTCTTTGATATCACCCTTTGTGGTGCTGAGGTCTGTGGTGTCTTCTTTAGGGTTGTATACCGTATTCCAGCCCGTCTGCGGACAGGAAGTGTCGGATGCGCCCCATTTTACTATCTCAATCTTGGGCTTTCCCCATGATATAATAGCCATTATTATTTACTCCTCTGTAAAAATTTTGAAATCGAGTTGTGCTACTACTCTGCTAAGATTTATATCCTCGTCATCGTCAGTCTGAATCATATCTGATTGACTCCATCGAATATCGCGCGTTGACGCCGTCACCGGTAAGCCGCTTAAAAACTCTTGCATCATGACTTCTATCTCATTGCATCGAGTGATGTTGCGTCCATCATCGCCATTGGCATTCGTTATCCATGGTACAAATACGGTTATCAGCGCCGTGCCTCTCTGCACCTGTGCAGCCGTTCCCATTTTAACCATTACGACGATATCCTCTTTATCGCTTTGAGGCGGCCTTTGTCCTTTTTTGTAAAGGCACCCTGAAACGAACCCCGGGAGTGGGCTGTTTTTGACCAGCTTGTAAAGTGCGCTTTCTACCTGTCCGTATGTTTTGGTCATGTGATTGCGCTCCTTTTCATCTTATCTTCAAGCCCTTGAAGTCCTGTTGCTATTTTCAACTTTGCAGTGTCCAACACGTTATATCCACGCCTTGATACTGGGCCTGCGTACGGCATTCCCGCGCACGCCACCACGATGATGCCTCTTTTATATTTACGCATCATCTCTGCTATCGCCGCGGCGGAGGCGTCACGTGCCACCTGTGAGGCAGACTCGTTAAGGCCGTTAATCACTTGCTGGCCGTCATTGTTGACTTTATATCCCAAAGAGCCGCGAAGGTTTTTCGTCCTGTCGGTCCAGTTGCCCACATCCTTTCTGCGCTGCTCGTTGATAGCGTCCTCGGCTATATATGCCACTCTACGGCTAAGAACTTTTTTGCTCCTCTCCGCATATTGCTGCATACGCGCCTCGATTTGTTGCAGTGGTGTAAGCATCTTAAGTGCCATTGGCTTTATCCCCTCGTTATAGTCTCGATATGACGTGTGAATATTTTACGCTCCGACTGGCTGACGGCGAACTCGCCTATCATCTCCATTTCAGGTGTGAATAGCTGAACGCGCTTTGTGAGCCTTACGTCCTCCTCAGGGTAGTCACAAAGGATTTTGTAAACCGTCACCGGTATGAGGTCTGCATCCTTACGCCTCTGCAGCTCCTCCGTGATGTCGCGGTAGTTACATGGCATAGGCTCGCACCATAATGACGCGGCCGATATAGGGTTGCCGTGTTCGTCAAAGCCCCCGCCCTCGGTGCGCTTTAGGAATGATACATAGCCGTTATAAGTGATAATCATAGCCTATCTCCCATATAGCCGTATTGGTCGCCGTCGATATTTTCCCCCGCCTCGTTCAGAATAGCCGCCGCCTTTCGGCGCATGTACGCCCTTTCCGCCGAGCTAAAGGAAAAATGCACCTCTCCTTGGACGATATTAGGCGCCTCACTCAGCCATATGTACAAGTCGGCCATAGCTCGCTTATAATTAGCCCCCTTTGCAAGTGCAAGGGTGAAGTCCGCCCCCGCGTCCACCCCGCGAGCCATGCAGATGGTCTGCACGGTCGCAGGAGGGATCGGATATGAGGAAATTGCCACTAAGGCGTCTTGTATAGTCATAGCAAAGTAGTAGCGTTAAATGTTTTTCATCCAAGGTTGCCGCCGGCGCCTGCGTTGGCGGCTCCCCAGTCGTCCGCGTCGGTCCTCAGGTAAATATTATGATACGCGGTATCCATTACCGGAATAGCATCGGCTTCGCCGAGGGTAATTTCCTGATATGGATCGTTCTCAGAATATTTAGTGATAGTGGCAAGCGTGCGCTCTGCTATAATAGCCTGTTTTGCGTCTTTTCTTAACTTCGAGTATTGGGTTGAGCCTAATACCAAAGTAGGTGAAAATACGATGCGGCTGTCTGCAAAAGGGTTGATCACCGACTCATCATTGCCGATCTCGCGGGTGATCTCAGTGTCAACCACCACTATCTGCAATCCGTTAACATATGGCTGCTTTGCAAGCCATGCGTTGATTGCCGCGAGGTCTGGCACTTGCGAGATGTTGAGTGCATTGGCTGCAAACGATGCGGCGCCCCTGATCACCTGATCCATGCTCTGTACTTTATAAAACTCAAAGAGATTCATAAAGGCATACTTTGGTGTGAATCCGCGAGCCTTACCTGCCTGCACGGCAGCGGCACATGCGCCTATGAAGTCGGCTGTAGCCTTTTCGGTGAACGCTACGGTTACTTTCTGCTTTTGATCATCGTCAACCTGATAATCGAGGTCAAATTCTGTCGCTATACCGTCGTTGTTTGCTCCGGTAAATCCGAGCTTACACGCGTTGCTCAAAATTGCCCATGCGAGGTATTCCATCTCGGCATGGATTCCGTTGAAGCAAAACTCGGCATCATCGGCCCAATAACGAATAAGCTCTTGCGCATCGGCGTTGCCTGCCAATGCAAGTGCGATCTGGTAGTTTTTGATGTCATCGCGCTCCATCTTTCTGGCGATCTTGATGTACGGCAGATCTCCTGTAGCGCTCTCGAAAAGTGGACGCCTTTTGTATCTGGCGGATGAGTTATCTGCTACGATGTCGGCGGCCACGTTCTTGCGGCGGCTTTGGCTTTTCAACGTCTCCCATTTAAACGTAATATTTGACGTCAAAGGGAAGTAGTTGGCGTATTTGAAAGTTGCCGGAAGGTTGTCAATGAATATCTGTAAGAGTTGAGGGTTATTCCTCAATCCCAATATAAGAGTGTCAGTCATTTATTTTCGTCTCCACTTACAAAAAAATTAAAACTTAAGTTTTTTAGTTCTCAGGCTCCTCAGGCTCCTCAGGCTCCTCAGGCTCCTCAGGCTCCTCAGGCTCCTCAGGCTCCTCAGGCTCCTCAGGCTCCTCAGGCTCCTCAGGCTCCTCAGGCTCCTCAGGCTCCTCAGGCTCCAGCTCCACCTCCATCTCCGTATAGAAAGTGTCGATAACCACATCGGTGTTATTGCTTAACGCAAAAATGCCATTAAACAATGCCGGCCATAGCCGTGTGAAAGGTATCCACACCGGCGCGTTAGCCGTTGCTATAACCCACACGTCGGTTATAATGTTATCGCTCGCGCTCACTGCCTGCTCCGTGCCATTGATGTAAAGGCGGAGCCCCGGCTTCCATGTCCACTTGTTAGTGGTCTCGTCATAAGTGAACGGCGCATTTTCGTCCTCTTCAAAAAAGCTCGAGAGGTCGGCCAGATACACCTCGTCTTCTACCAGCGCCCTTGAGCTGCCTGCCGTGAGGGTAGCGTCGATGCTGCCGTCAACATTGATAGTCTGCTTGCTGACAGTTCCGAAAGGGAACACAGCGCCCTGGAACGAACAGCTGCCGTGTGCAAATTTCACCTTTGTGGCCGTCGCCTCAGCGTCCGCCGCTATCTTTACGCAGGGCAGTACACGGAAGATGTTACTTCCTTTTTGCCCTTGCGCCGTCTCGATGTCCGAAAGCTCGAACAATAATGCGCCCTCGGGCAGTATCCATCCTCCGGACGTCGCCCCTCGCGCTATCACCAGCGCGCCGTTGCGTACATCAGCTATACGATGCTCGATGCACTTGTAACTTTTAGCGTCGTGCCTCTTTTTTACGGTCATTGCCATAATCTTAAAATCTCCTATATAAGAGTGTCAGTCATTTATATTTCTACTCCATGCCTAAAAAATGATGGGTTAAATATTTATGATACCTTTTAGGTCATCATAAAATTGTGGAGGCAGATTTGGAATTCG